TCTGATTGAGAAGCATCACCGCAGAAACAAATCTTGGTATTTTCACCCACACGAGTAATGATAGAATCCAATTCGTGAAATGAAAGGTTTTGGAATTCATCCACAATGATGATTGCATTATCAAGAGTTGTGCCTCTTAAGAATGAGGTGCTCCAAAACTTAACTGTTTCCTGTGACTTTAGATTTCCATAGAGCATTTCAAAGTCAGCATCAGAAGGCATTTGGAACATATACTTCACCATATTCTTATAAGGAATCTGGTAAATATCTGCCTTATCGTCGTGACTGCCGGGCAAGAATCCAATCTCTCTTGTAGCAACTAAAGATCTGACAAGATAAATTTTCTCATAAGGAGTTTTTTCATCAAGAACATCTACAAGAGCATTGTAGAGTGTAATGAATGTCTTACCCGTTCCAGCACAACCATAAGCGATGATATGCTTACCATCCGCATAAGAATCGAACAGACGTTTTTGATTGTCTGTAAGAGGTTCAATATCAACCAAATATTCAGAACTTAATGGTTTTTTTCTCTTTGCCTGTTTAGCAGTCAGACCAACTCCGGTTGGTTGGTCGGTGTTTCCTCTTTTTCTTCTTGCCATTTTAGAGTTTCTTTACGGTTGAACCTGGAGCCTTGCTTGCTTTGGAAAGTACTTCGTTCCAAGAGGGATGTTTGGAGGTTAATTTATTTCTCCAATCACCTACTTCACCTGGTGTGGCACATCCTTGTGACCAATCCCTTTGCCATTCTGGATTGTCCACATACCACTGTGTGATATCATGGACACTCATTTCAACCACTTTCGTTTCACCAGTCTCTTTGTTAATAATGGGATATATTGCCATGAAGTTACGAAATCAATACCAAAATATTTAGACCCATTCCAGTGCTTCTGACACTGATGGAAATTGTTCTTTAAAAACTTCTTTACAGGCAAGAGCAATGTCCATATGTTCCTTTTGAGTTCCATTTGCAGAACGAAGATTGATATAATGTATCCACGACCTGCAAGATCCCGTCATATAAATGCGTGTGGGCGTTGCTAGGGGCAATACAAACCTTGCACACTCTTTTGCTACCCCTGCCTCTAACATTCGCTTGTAGAGGTTATTAGAGTGCTTAAACAGTTCAGCAATTTCTGTCTGAAATTTCAGTTTTACATAATCACCCAAATCATCTGTAGAATTCTGGCGATTCTTGGTATCTTGCTTACGAAGTTCTGGAACGGGAATATTTTCAGTAATCAAGTTAGTATCAGCATACCGTTGCGAAAATTCCTGAAATGTGAAGCTCCTGTGACGGAGTATCTGAGCCGCAATACCACGATTCGTCTCAATTTCAAGCGTCATAGAAGACTGTTCAAACACAGACCAATGATTATGCTTAATACAATAAGCAAGCAACTTGGCATAGTTTTCGTTGTCTTGATTCGCAGGATTGCTAACTCGTGCAATAAATGCCATTGTTTTTTCTGCATCTGGTGTTACGCTAATGAGTTTTACGGTCATTTCTTTCCAAATCCTTTTGATGTTTGTGTCTCAAGTTCTGCAAGTTCTTGTTTTACTACTCGCAATTGTGCTTTCATTTCTACTAATTGGTCTGCCGAAAATAGGTGGTCTTGTTTCAACATTCTTTCCAGCAGTTTAACCAGTTTTTTTGCTCTAGTCGTCATATTCCTCGAAAATTTCATCGTAATCATCAATCACTCTTTTTGGTGTCTTGGATGCAGAGACATCAGAATAAATCTCTGCTTTCAAAGAATCCACCAAGAGTTCTAGATTTCGGACAATCAATTTTAATCTTTCTTTATCCATAGAGATACTACTATCTTCAGTCATTCTACATAAAAAAAGAGAGGGAGTCAAGTCCCTCTCTGATTTATTAAGCAAGTCTTGATGCCATAAACAATTGTGCTTCACGAAGACGCTGTTCTTTCAGCATTTTTTGTTTAATCAAAATCAGTGCCATTGGTTTGCTCCTTTACTTTTTGGGTATTGGCGCGTTGCTTCCCTAAATGGTACTTCCGCTGGAATTCCAGCCAACGATTAGAAGTATTATATCATACTCCTAGTAAATTTATAAGACTTATTTTGTATAATGTGATACAATTTTATAAAATCTTCGCGTGAGAAAATTTTGGGGGAATTTTTTTGCCCTATCTGGGAAATCACTTTCGCTTTTTCTTTTCAGGTGTCTTATATCCCCAAAGTTTTGGACTAATTTTTCCATAACCCCAGTCAATATTACGGACGACTGGTCCAAGATTGTCGTAATACATATCAAAAAGATTTATTCTCTTACCGCATCGAGTCAAATCGTAAAAAACCTTGCCATCAATTTCATAAGTCACAATATAAGCATCAGTAGGAACAGAAGGGTCCTGTGCTTCTTCAAGTGTGCAGTTTTGTTTCAGAACCTCACACCCATACCTTGATTTAAATAATTCCTTTTCTTCAGGAGTCCAGATATGATTTAAATCTTCGCTGGATGCTTTTTCTTTTTCTGATGGCATCTTCGGTCTTTCTATAAGTTTCTTTTCCATAATGACCAATCCACTTTATAAAATTAACCTCTACCACCCCATTGAATATCAGGATATGCTTCTGCAACAATTTCCTTTGTAATTTTATATTTCGTATTCAGTTTCTTATCTTTTGTAAGAACAATAATTTCTGCTTCAAGAGGATGAAGCCCTTGAAGAAGATTGATAAACATAGTTTCACGACGGAGAGAACTCAATCCATCATTGCCACCTTTTACGAAATTATAAAACTTTGAATATTCTTTGCGAATGGATGAGCGTCCTTGATCTTGTGATCCAAGAGAGTTGGATCCAATTTCTTCCATTTTTTCTACAGCATCCTGAATCTTCTCACTTAATGTCCCTTTAAATGAATCCATTTCATCAACGGCAGCATAAGGAACATCACCAGGAGGAAGTGACGATGTTACACTTTCATCAAAATTCCAAATGAAGATTGATTTTAAGGAAGGATGCTCGTATTTCTTTAAAACTTCTATTTTTTTAGCATTAGTTCTTTGCTTCACCACAAGATTCAGGATCTCAAATAGAAAGGGATTTGCAGGGAGGTCCTGAATAGGTGCTTCTACTGGTTTTGCTTTTGGAGCAGTCTTTTTAACTGCGGTTTTTGCTTTTGTTGTCGTTGTCATATAAGTAACAGAATGTTGAATACTATTAGGGTTATTTATGAATTAATCTTCATCCTCTTCCATTTCAAAATCATCTTCGAAGTATCCTGATTCAAATCTTACTGATACAATTTCTTGATCGATTAACTCACCATCCTTATCATAAAACTCTGGATGATAAGCAATTTGCTTTGGACCTTCTTGATAAGTCATCATATAGTCTCTAGCAACCCAACCAAGCACAACTCCCACTATGAGAAATAATACAGTTAAAAATGATGCGACGACTAGACTAACTGCTAACATTGGTTTTCTCCGGGAAATTACTTTTTCTTTTTTGACTTTAAAGAAAATTCAAAATAGATAGTGACTTCCCGTTTTAGAAAGCAAACTATCTTCTCAAAGATAATGTGAAATGGTTGAGTTTGCTTTCTTTTACCTCCATTATTGAGTATCAATTCAACACCACGATTGAAATGATCTTCAGTTTTATTTAGGTCAGGATTTGATAATCTGTTGCTCTTTGAGGTATTGAATTGTTTCAACTGATCCTCCTAATTTTTGATCATCACAAACAACTTGTGGAAATGTCGATCCTTCACCAAATTCGGCATAAAACTCTTCTTTAGTGAAATGCTCGTTGAGATTATAAACCACAAAGTTGCTATTTGTCAACTCTAATACTTTTTTAACTTTGAAGCAGAAGGGGCAATCTTCTTTAGAATAAACTGTAAAATTCATTGTTCATTAAGATTTATTAATAATTTATATAAGAAAAAAAGAGGAGATTTCTCTCCTCTTATTATACCACCAACATCACCTCTTCACACCACTGAAGAGAGTCTTCAATCCCAAAGATACAAGGATGTTGAAGACCTTGATATTATAGGGCATTTTGAGTTGGGTGTCAAGGGGTTGACGAAGTGTCTTTTTATCAGTAGACTAGGTTTGTTGCTTTTGAAGATAAGTTATATAATTAAATTATAGATTCTTCTACTACGGGATTTTCCCATTCAGTACCTTCTTGAACTATACCATCTCTTGCGTCGGGGGTATAACGATCAGCAATCTTTTCTTCTAATGTTTGTTCAGTTATTACTGGTTCTTCTGCTTTAATCCAAGGAAGAGGTAATGGAGTGATTGGAGGATTATATTGCAATTCAATTTCATTCAAAAGTCTTGTCTTTATATAATTAACATCAAGATTACTTTCTAACCATTGAATTACAATTTCTTCTGTAAGAGTTGAATAGTCGGTAAATGCTTCTGGACTTGGTGAAGGAAGAGGATAAGAATTACCCATCGACGCTGATATATTATTTTCATCCTTTCCAGTAAGTACCCAATGAATGACTTTTACAACATTAGTGAGACTATTCTCCGATGGGGCACAATCTAATCTAGAAATACTCCAAGTATAAGTAATCATTTTTCTTTAGCATACTCCATATTTAGATTTGAGATTATTGGATTGTGTCTCCATACTTTCAAATCCCTTGACAGTCATCCAAGTCACCATTGAATATCTGTTTCCTTTGGTCACTGGTTCAACACCATGACGATAATACCGATTAGAAGGAAAACATACTAAAAGACCGGGTTCAGGACGAATACGAATATGAAGATCTGGAAATACAAAATCACCACCTTCAAATTCATTATTGAGATATAAGACCATAGACAAATCACGGTCTACTGTCTTTCTCCATAGTTGGGTTTGGTCTGGTGCAGTCCATACACCTTCACCATCAATATGAGGTTGGTAGTGTCCTCCAATACCATAGCAAAGTAGTTGTGGTACTTCACTACTATCCACCTCAAATTGATAAAAAGGATTGATGACTTGCTTTACAATATGATGCATCAATTCATTGACCTGTGGAAATACAGGTTCAATTGGAGCAATTTGTGTATCTCTTGTTCTCTTATCAGTAATCCATTCAGTTCCTCGTGTCTGATTGGATTTGTCCGGATCGAATACTGAAAGGTCTTCTGTTTTGGAATTTTTCATATGATTCACCAATGCATCAATACCCTCTTGACTGATGACTTTTGGCGCAATCAAAACTTTGGATAATAAATTCATTAGAAATAATGTAGTTTGAAGTATTTATCTGGTGCTGTTGGAGGTTGCTGCCCCAGACCGTCTTATTGTACTTAACGGACTTCTTTGTGATGCTGTTGCAGAATCATTAGAGAAATCTATACGGTCTAC